GACCTACACCACGAGCCACTACATCCAATAGTCCATTCTCTAAAGATGTTTGCAGTTGGGCCTTATGTTCCCAGACCCTATCGCTCCAATACTTGCCGTCCGCGCACCAAACGCTATTGACTACCGCTTCTGCCTTTTCTCCTACTATTGGAGAATTCATATCTACAGGAATAGTGCTAACTTCTTTGATAACCCCTCTGCTGGTTTTAGCCATAAACTTAGGGTTCTCATTGAAGTATTCTTGAACCTTGTAGTATTGTTTGGTTAAAGCAGTATCCAACATCTTGATTTCTTTTTCTCCAAGAGCAACAAGTTTAGAGTTGAGGTCATTGCGGAGGTCTCAATAGCGGTTATAGCGGTAAAGGTCATTAGTCTTTATCTTGCCATCCTCAGCCTGAACTAACATATCCAAATAAAGTTTTCTCATGTCATTTTCAACATCTCTGATTGAACTCTTGTAAAGTTCAGCTAAATGAGAATTAGTCTCTTCAATTGTTTTATCAAGAAGTATTTTTTGTTGGTTAAATTGCCTATCTTTCCAATAACTCATCTTCATCTACCTCGTTCTTAGCAGAGAAGTTATAAAGGGAAGCGTTTGCGGCGTTCTCTTCTTCTACCGCATCCATCTCCGCATCTACATCTGTGATGAATGGGAGTTGTGCTATGAGTGTCTTGTTACTTACCAATCCGCGCAATGAGTTAATCATAGAAGTTAAGTCTTGGTAATCTATTGGTAGATTGCGGGTAAAGATGATTTGAACATCTCTCCAAGTTTCCTCACCAGTAGTCAAATGTAAGATAGAGCAGATAAGTTCTATTCTGCGCTGTAAGGCTTTCGTCATTGCCTTCTCAATCTTGCTGGCCTTGTTTTCAAAGTTAATTAACTTATACTTGATTGCTACGCCAGATTGAGTTCCGAATGTGCTGTCTGTAAAGTCAGGTGTTGCACTAATCTTGCGGATATTGGTTTCAATGCGGTCAAGCATGTTTTCAATCTGGGTATCACTGATAGTCTTGTATAAGAAACTGGCTTTACCACCTTCTGGAAGAACCAATACTCTATTAGTCTTCATTAGGTGTAGTGCTTCTGGGTCTACATCATCAATGCCATCAAGAACTAAATACGCATCGCAGAATGCCTCAAAGTCATCTGTTTCACTTGAGAGTAATGTGTTGTAGGCATCCTGAAGAGTGATAACCTTATCAAAAGCACTCTCCCACTCTCTGTTAAGAGCAAAGACAGTGATAGGAACCTGACTATAGAAGTTAGGTTTGTAATCCATTAGAGAGAAAGCAGAAAAGGCTTGGTTGGCTTTATAGACGCGGGTTTCCCTTTCGTCATAGACCTCAACAATATAATCTGCTTCTAATAGATTAGTGTTTGATACAGTGTAAAATCTGATGACTGCGGCAAGGTCTTCTTCCAAGGTATTGTAATAGACTGGAATACAATCTCTTGGGTCTAATGTCTTGAAGCGTTGTTTGCCGTCTTCATCAATTCAGTTAATCTCAAAACCAACACCGAAAGTTAAAGCATCTTCAAGAAACTGGGTATCTTCTGAACTTACATCATTATAGTTAAGAACATCTTGAATTGCTTCAATGTCATCATCTGAACTATAAGTAATATCAATTCCTGTAAGATATCCAGAGTATGTAGATACAATGTTATCGCAGAAATTTGTCACGATACGGTTGCATGGTTTCGTATCATCATTGACGGTCTTACGCATGATTGCTTGGTTGCCTTTGAAGTATTGGTATCTCTTCTCCAATTTCGGCAACTCAACCGTTTTGAATGCTTGGATTATTTCTGCAATCTTCATCTCGGTTAATTTTTCATCTCGTGAGATATAATACATTTATTAAAACCTCCTTATATTCCTAATAATTTCTTGTCAAAGGTTTTTAGTTTACGGTTGGTATAAATATCAGAATAAGCGTACCTCAATCCGTCCACCGCATGCGAGAACTCATGGTCCATCTTCTCCGTGTATTTATCCGTCTTCTTATCTTTTATATAAGAGAAGTTCTCCAATTCATTTATTAAGTTCTTACACTTGGGGAGAACTATAATTTCCAAGTTCTGTAAGAAACTAATGCCAGCCTCAACGCTATCAGGCCCTTTGATACAAGGGACAGTATTAAACCCTTTTCGCCTAAAGAAATCTATTGAGCGGGGTTCTGCGGCATCCATATAAATCTTCTGATGAGATAGCTCCATCGATTTCATCGCTTCCGCTATTTCATCCAACTGTTTTCCAGTAGCATAAAACTCATTGAAAACATAAATGCGCTTTCCCGCTTCATCATAGAAAGTATCTACAATAGTAGTAGGGTCTACCCAACCTAAATCGCTTCCAGTTCTACGCTTAAATCCAGAAGCAATAAGTTGTTGTATATCAAACTCTTCTTTGCGCCAATTCGTAAATACTAATCCTTCTGGGTCATTACCCCAATTGCCTAAACCGTATATATTCCATCGCCAAGGATTTCTCACCCTATAACTCTCTATGGCTTCTATATACTCTTTACTCAAGAAAGGATTATCCTTATAAGTAGTCTCACTAAATAAAAGGTTCTCTGGCGGATTTGCTACACAAAACCCGTATAGTCAATGGTTAGATGAAATTGGGTTAAAAGCCGCTATAATCTGTTGCGATTTGGCTTTACCTCTCATACGCAAATCTAACTGCTGAAACTTACTCTCTTCTACTTCAAAAATCTCTTCTATGAAAATAGTGGAGATATCAGCTAAAGACAACAACTTGGTTTCTTCATCCAATCCCAAAAAGATAATCTCACTACCATTACAGAACTTGATATTCATATCAGTTTCTCTAATCTTGCAGTAGTCCTTAATCTTCCAAGAGGAAAGGATATCCTTAAAGGTCTGAAAGCAAGAATTGCGGAGAGTGGTTGCGTATCTGCGGCAAACCGCTATGCGGATACCCCCCTGCCGCAAACAGCGTAGAATAATCTTCTGCGTAATGAAGTAAGATTTACCGCTACCTGCTGAACCCTTATAGAACTCATAGCGATGGGAGTAATCCTCAAGAAGAGGATAGAGTTTTGGGGAAAACATGCGTTTTGAAATCGTCAAGTTAATCTTCATCTTCAATATCTACTTTAATTTCTACTGTTTGATTTATATCAGCGTTTACTACAGTTTTCTCTAAGCCCAATTGTTTTTGAAGAAGAGATAAGGCTTTTAATCTACTTTGTTCGCTATTTGAATGGAAAGCGATATTAGATAGTTCTGAAGCAATGCGTTCAAAGCTAACAAACTGTGCCTCATAAGCCATCTTTTGAAGTCTCTCAATCTCTTTCTTTACTTCTGGCTTTTGGAGTAATTTATACCCCATAACTCTTGCAGATACTCTATTTTCTGTAGTGCTTGCCGCCATGTATGCTTCAGTAGCGTTATATGTTTTCGCATACTCTTCGCAAAATTTTCTTTGCAATGGAGTGAGTCCATCTGGACCATAAGCACTCCCGTTAAATGGTTTTCTTGGCATAATGAACTACCTCCTAAAAAATCTTAAAAAAAGGCAAGTAGAATTACTCTAACTTGCCCTTAACCCGAGATAGTAATCACATTCTCCAAAGCATGAGTGTTAATTATCTTTGCTGTTCCTATCTCATCCAATTAACGATATCTTTACCACTAAATGTTTGTTGATGAATCTTATCATTCGTCATAGTATAACGAATATACAATTCCATATTACATTCATCAAACTCGTAATCAAATACACTACCATCATAACAAGTATTATCTGAAACTACCGAATAAATAATTTCAATAAACTTGTATAACTTTTCAGTAGGTATTCCTAATATATTGGCAACTGTTTCATACCATTTATAACTATGATATTGTATCATACATTGCTTACCCTTTCTTACTTGTTCAATATATCCAGCAAATCTTGCGTATCAAGGTATTCTAACCTATATTTTGCAAGAATGCGGAGAAACTCTTTAATCCTGTCCTCTTCTGATGGGACATAATCCAAAAACTCGCCATACTCTTCTTGAATGGTCTTGTTGATGATATACCAATCTTCAGAGTAGAGAGGTTCTTGAGTTCTGATTTTCTGAACTAACTCTTCCATTATTCAACCCAATCTTCATATTCTCCATCCCGCATCCATCCAAAGATACGATTTTTGAATATTGTAATTAAATCATCATCTTCAAGGTCTTCAAGGTCTTCCGCAAAATCAATAATATCTTCTAACTCAGCCTTGATGTAGTCCTCCCGAAGGAAGTAAAACTTCTCAACCAAAAGTGCATAAACACTTTCAAAATCATAATTCTTCTCTTCCATCAGAACACCCTCAAATACTCATAGCCCTTCTTAACATAGGCTTCCTTGGCGGGCATAACCTTATCGGCTACCTTTACCCACTTAACGAAACAAGAACCATCTTCCGCATCTAATCTATCAGTTCCAGTAGCAGACATAATAGAGAAGATATCTGCGGAAAGAGCCTTTTTCTGCTCTTCAAGCTCCTTAATAAGAGTGTTAATACGCTGGAGTTCCTTTACCTTGCACATAATTTTCTTATCCTTTCTTTCCTTACCTTACATATATATTATAACAAATTTTTATTTATAAATAAAATAAGGTCTCTATTAGTCTGCCATAAAAGAAAATCCCATACCTAAAACAAATGTAAGGATACTTAACCAGCCGCAAACACTACCAACAGATATAGGGTTGATAATAATTTGCGCCAATAGTCAAACACTAAAGCAAATGCTTGCAATTGTGATGAATAAATTACTTAACTCTTTCTTCATTATACTAACCTCCATACAAAACCACCTGCGGAACGGCGCTTCTGCACTCCATACGCCGCCTTGCGAAGTGAAGTCATGTTGACGCCCGATTGGCGGGATGCTTCCGCTATACTCTCATATTTCGCAATTAACTTACCTTCTTTACTATACTGCGCTACTGGAACCTTACCCTTATGCTTTCCAAATTTTGCAATGGCTCGTTGCCTTCCAGTCCCATAATTGCAGTTATAGCGTCAATCGCACCATTCAAGGTTCTCTACATTGTTATTAAACTTG